AAGTCTTTTTCAAGTTTAACGGCTCCCATGATGATTTTCCGAATCCATATCGGTTCTGGTTTGTTTTCAAGAGTATGAAAGAGAGCAACAGCAAACTGAGTGTGAAGCCCCTCGTCGCGAGAAATCAACTCATTACTGAAGGTCAGTCCAGGCATCAATCCACGCTTCTTCAACCAAAAGATCGAGCAAAATGCTCCTGAGAAGAAGATGCCTTCTACACAGGCAAACGCAACCAATCGAGTCCCAAACGACTGCTCTGCATTCATCCACTCCAAAGCCCACTCTGCTTTTTCCTTGATACAAGGCACAGTCTCAATTGCATTAAACAGTTTTGCCTTATCATCCTCGTCCTTGACGTAGGTGTCAATCAGCAAAGAGTATGTCTCTGAGTGAATGCCCTCCATGGCATTCTGGAAGCTGTAAAAAAGCTTCACCACTTGAGACTTAACCTCACCTTGGAACCGAGTCACAAGGTTCTCCATGACGATTCCATCGGAACCGGCGAAGAATGCCAAGATCTGCTTGATAAAATGCTTCTCATCTTCGGTAAGCTTTGTCCAATCGGCGTGGTCTTTCGAAAAGTCAATTTCCTCTGGTGTCCAAAAGACCGCCACGCTCTGCTTATACATCTTATAGAGATGCTGCTCGGAAGCCTTGATAGGGAACAGGGTGAAGGACATCTATGTATATAGAGGAGAATACACTTAAACCTTTGTCTCTCCAGAAGACAATGAGTACCACCAACGTGCAGAACCTTCTGTCAAATGTGTTCCGCCCGACCTTTGTCTACGACATAGGAAATCAAGTATATCGGACGAAACTTGAGCTTTTAAACATTGATACTGTGTCGGCAAATATGGTCTCTACCTTCTTTGCATCGGTTGGTGATGCTCGGTCGAACGTCTATGTTGGGCTCGGCGCCGGAAATCCATACTCAAATATGGTGTCGAGCAGTAATTACTATACAACCTTTGTGGGCGCCGGGGCAGGGTTTGGATCCTCAAATGTTTCAAACAGTGTGTTCCTCGGATACAATGCTGGACAGGGATCTGTGAACAGCACAAACACGATTGCAATTGGATCCAACGCCGATGGAGATGGATCGAATAACATTTACATTGGAGCGGGAGCGGGCATGTCGGGTGCAGCCGGAACGAGCAATATCTTTATTGGTCATGGGAACACCCTTACGGGCGTGACTAAGCAGTTCTTACTTGGACCATTGGTAGAACAGCCTGCAAATTCGCTTACAAACTCTCTAGGTTCAAACTATCTGCTCGGTGGGGACTTTGCAAGCAACCGACTTGGTATTAATCTTTCAAATCCAACCTATAACCTAGACGTGAATGGATATGCCCGTATTGGAACAAACTCTGTGGGCGGTCTCGGCGTCAACACAAACCCTCTCGACTATACGTTGAACGTGAACGGTGATATGCAAATAACAGACGGTTATGGTCGGCTGAGGCTCACTCACGATAATAACGGATCTGCAACAGCTGGATATTCCCGAATGACGCTAGAAGGTATAACAAACTCAGGTGGATCTCCGGCCGCTGTTGGAATTGCCACGCTTCAAGTGTCGGATGGGTACTTCTCAGCGAGCGGGACCACAACTGCTGGTGTGGCTACGAATGTTCCAATCAAAAAGGGAATGATTGCGATTGTAACATCTGGCGGTGCACAAGAAAGCTATCTTGTTCAGTTTGGGAACACAGATGCATCTTCACTTGCTGTTCTCGCACATGGTGCAGGTGAATCAAACTTTCCATTTTTTCCAATCCCAGTATTTGTGATTCCAGCTGGAACAACAAGTACCCCATCGTTTAGCGGAATGGCAGGTGGCAGTATAATTCCGGGAATGCGACTAACAAATACATCTGGAACATATTTAGCTACAATTTCATCTGTTACATATTCAAGTTCAACTGCTGGAACATTATCACTCAGTACATCACTAACAACTTCATCTGGTGGGTCATCCTATAATGCGTCCTTTGGACCGTCATTTGGTTCTAATATTACATTCAGTGGTGCAAATATCGTGATTTCAAATGCTGTTGCGACTAAGTGGTCAGTAACGTATTTCCCGATGCCTTAAACTTATCCACAATCTTACGAATTGAAACTGAAGAGACTCCAGACGCTTCCGACACCTTTGCAATCTGGCCACCAAGCACTGAACAGACAACACCAGCCACAATAGTCTTAGGCGTGTGTTCCATCTCGGGCAAGCCTTGTAGCATTACAACAATACGATCGCGATCTGTGTCGGACAAATCCATGTCTGCACAAATGCGCTCAGCAATACCGAGCTGTGTATTCAGGACATTGGATCCCTCTCCTGAGAACTTCATGAGTGCCTTGCATAACGACCGGATGGACACGTGGAATAAGTTTGCCACTTCTTCGTGGGTCCGAGTAGCATCATGTTGACGACAGGATGTGAAGATTGCCGCTGCCATCAGGGCACGACGGGTTTCGCCACGGGTCTTTTGAGCATCCTCAACCTTCTTGAACAATGCACATCCATCCATGACAATTGCCTTGGGAAGCCCAGCCCGAATACAAGACTGTTGAATTGCATCAAAGATGCCCATCCATGATCTCTCTCCGTGATTGGAAAACGACCACGAAGACAGCTTCGCAATGGACTTGGCTTCCTCCGATTGATTACCTCCACGACGACGCATCATCATCGATCCGTATGAGGAAGATGGAAGGAGTTCGCTCGTGATCGTCCCTGTTCTTGAGGGGTCGTCTTCAGTATTGCCGTATACTCGCCATTCTGCTCCCTCGTCGATACACGCCCCCAGAATCGTTCCACAGTTGCTGCAAACGCGCTCACCATCGCTGACCACCACTTCATGTTCACAGCTCATATGATTTTTCGTAGAATGACAACGAAATTATCCATTTTAACGCATCGCACCAAGCGTTGAAGGATCGTAGACTTGTGGACGATAGTTTGTCAGTAGCGGTGGACGGTGTTGAGAAAGTTTCCCGCCAGCTGTCTTGAGCCATGAAATGAGGAGATACTTGTCATCAATGACCCAGACCATGTATCCACCTTGCGAAAGAGTGTTCATGATGTATTCGCGAGCTTCGGACATTTGAAACAGAGGATATCCGAAGACATATGCGGGGATTTCAAACACAATATAGGGTGCATTTGGAGAATGTGTGGCTTGCTTACGGATTTGTCCGTAAAGTTGGCTGAGAACAGGTCTCATCGCGCGCATGCGTTTTTCTTTGCGATCTTCTTGCTCGTCCCATACATCACGGGCTTTAAGCATCCTTACATCCTCCATACAAGAATGTTTCCCTCAATTGCCCTCGGAGGTGGTGGAGTGCGGGGTGGAATTATGATCGGAGGTTTAGCAGCGCTTGAACGACATCAGCCGTTAATTTTCCCAAAGGGTATCTACGGGTGCTCTGCCGGATCCATCATTGCAACAGCTCTTGCATACAATATCCCACTTCAGGCAATTAAACACATGTTTGCAACCGACTTCAACTTGTCTACTGTGATTCCGTCTATTAACTTGACATCCCTGACGTCATTCACGCAAGAAAAGGCGCTCTTCTCAATGGATTCATTTGCTCAAACGTTGATCAAGGCATTTGATGGTCAAGGTGTTGACCTACGAAATGCTGTGATTGATGATACTCCGCAAAAGCTGTATATTGTGGCTTCCAATCTGACGACTCGTCGCCCAGTCCTGTTAACCGGAACTATTCCTATTCTTGATGCAATTAAGGCTTCATCATGTTTGCCCTTCGTATTTCATCCGCAGATTCTCTATAATAACGTCTACATTGATGGAGGCTTTTATGCTCATAATCTCCATCGTATTGTGCCAGCCGAATGCCTCGTCTTCCATATTAGTCGCGCTGATCTGAGCATTACACAGGATCGTCTGAAGAAGATGACCATTTCAGATTATTCAGCCACATTGTATGAGGCATTCCGCATGGAGTCGTTCACAGACAATGTGCTCTGGTTCAAGAATGACAAGATCTCTCTCATGCAAGAGTTATCACCCGAGCAGAAGCAAGAGTTATACGATCAGGGACTTGAGCAGGGTTTACGCTTCTGCGCCAAACGTTTCCCGGAGAAACTGGGTTAGTGCAGCTGCCGTTGGTGCTCGGTTGTAGTCATAGAGCGCAGTAGCCGTCTCAAGTTTCACAGTCGGGTAGGCATCCACTTGGTAGAGATCAGCAGTTGTGCGATCCTTCTCGGCGTTCACCCGAACAAAAGAAACCGTTGTATTTCCGAACGTGCTAGGACCTGCCTCCAGCTTCTCCCATTCGGGCATAGCCTTCTGACAGTGACCACACCAGTCTGTGTGGAAGAAATACAAGTTCGCTTTGTCCTTCGGAACCTCGCGCTTCGGTGTTTTTACCATCGGTTTCCAGAGGCGCCATACAAGGTAGGCAAGAATAGCAAGGGCGAGGACTGTGATGAGTGTCCGCATTACTTGAGAACACGAGAAATTCTGCGCTGTTTTTCAAACCACCGACGATAGGCTTCCTCGGGATCCACTTCTTCTTTAATTTGAATCCACGCTATATCAGTCGTCATTCTCTCAGGTTCAAAAGGCTTAGAATGGATTTTAACCCATTGACCATTATACCTTATGAGAAAAATGGAAGTTGGTTCCATTCTTTCTTAAAGATAGGTAGTTGGTAAAGTATAAATGGAAGTTATTGTACTTGGCGTTGCTAAGGGTCTCGTTGCTGTAGCAGGGAACTACATCGTTCATTACGGGGCTTCACGTATTTATGATGCATTCTGTGTTCCGCATACATGGAGTGAAGTCGTATATACGCTTGTATCTACCTCAAGTCCCGTCTGTGTAGTTGCACTTGGCACGATGCAGTTAACACAAAACAACTATGGAACGTTGCTGACCACAACGTTGGCGTCGCATTTAGTGAATGCCCTGAAGGTCTAACGAGTTTGTCCGAGTGGTTAAGGAGACAGTCTTAAGATCTGTTGACGAAAGTCGCGAGGGTTCGATCCCCTCAACTCGTATTCACATAATAAACTACATAAGAACAAATGTCTTGGGTGACTTCAACGAATGGTGTTTTTTCTATAAACATGGAAGAACCACAACTACTATATGCTAAACCTGGTGTAGTCAATCATCCATGGATTAAACGGTTTTCTGGAAAGCCAAATTATCAGGAAAAAAGTCCATACATATTTGCTCATCCACTGAATCCAAATGATTGCCTTCAGTTTGCAGAGTCAATGGCGTCTGGAATTCTTGGATACAATGAGGAAGCCTGTATTTTCAAAGAGAAGCAGAGTAATCTTGAATTTGGAGATTCGGATAAACTAAACATTGAGATTGCAAAGAACATTGCCAACGTTCGTAACGAAAATGCCAATCCAAATGTGGGTGAGGCATATGCGGTTGTAAGGAAGAGGGTAATGAAAGGTAAAGCGCCTTACCATATTGGATATGTATTGTTTAAAGATGGTGATACCAACGTTACGTTGGAAGCAAATGCTGGAGATCCAGATCTTGAGCACCCTGTTTTTGACATGTACAGCAGTACTAACCCTGCGCTATCTTGGCATGCTCGGTATATTAATGATTACAAACCAGCATCTACGATTGTTATTTTACGTCAGTGAGTTAGACCCGCGGGAATCCAACCAGGTTGGCACCGATTCCGAAACCAGCACCTGTGCGAGCAGAGGCACCCACACTGGGAGCATAGATATCAAGAATGGCGAAGGTGGCAGTTGCAACGAGGGCGATCATTCCAACCTCGGCAACCTTGAGGGTCTTGCCAGGCAGGACAAACGCAGCAATCGCAACCGCAAGGCCCTCGAGGAGATACTTCACGAGGCGAGTCACGAGGTCGGCCATATCAACGCCGCCAGAAGGAGTGGGCTTGGGCTGTGAAGAATCAGACATTTGTTTGGTTCTTAGATCCGAAGATTTTTTCAATACGCCGGTGCAACCGAACGGCTCGACCACAACTTAAATCCAACGAGGGAGACTCCAACCACCCACACGGCCCACCAGGGAACGTACAGTGAGACATACTGAAGGAGCACGTAGAAGACAACGGCGTGGATCGCGGCAGCCATCATGGGCCCAGTGCCCAGTGTGAGAAAGACGCCCGGGCACAACAGAAAGAAGAGGTAGGCGGTTGTGAGAATATCATACATTTATGATCTTGCGGAGAAAGGACTTTCAAAGGAAACATGGAATTAAGTAAATGCCCCGCACCGAGCTTCCGAAGATGGATGAGTCTGGACCTATTGACTACTTGGATGAGGACCCGGAGATCCCGACACAGAAGTACTGCGTCGTGTCCTTCATCAGCCCCGAGAAGGTGATTAAGCAGAAGAATGAGTTTATGTTTGAGAAGTTTGTGGCGTGGATGGATTACGAGTGGAAGGTCAAGGGGCTTGAGAACTTCATGGCGTTTCTATCCAAGAAGTACTCCGTCAAGATTGACGACCTGTTGAAGGATGCACAGGAGTATGTGAACGTGCGCAAGGAGGAGGTCAAGCAGACCGATATCCACGAGCAGTATCAGATCTTCCTTCTCAAGAACGAGAAGGAGCTCCAGGAGATGTATGACAATCAGGTTGAGTTCCGCACGAACATCCGCGGTGTCAAGGTTCGTCGTTCATTTGCTACCGTTGAGGAGACGCAGATGTTTGCCAAGGTTCTCCAGCGCCGTTACCCGAAGGACAACCTATACATCGGTAAGGTTGGTGCCTGGCTCCCGTGGGACCCGTCAGAGCACCTGATGCCGGAGGTGGAGTATGCCGAGAAGGAGCTCAACGAGCTGATGCGCAAGTACAAGGAGAACGAGTCCAACAAGGAGTTGTTCTTTGCTGAGCAGCGTGAGGAGTCAATCAAGAAGCAGAAGGAGGAGAACGAGCGTCGCAAGAAGGCTAATGCCGAGGAGAAGGCGCTTGAGGACGCCAAGAAGGCTCTGGAGGATGCGTCGGCTCCCGTTCACCCGTCTGAGGGCGCACATCGCGAGTAAATTCATGGCTACTAACAATATGGAACTAGATGATCCTTCCAAGATGGTGGACATAGATGAAACACCTCCAACGCCAGGTCCATCTACTCTTTTTCAAGTTCCCCTTATTCGAAAGGATGTACTGGGATATCATCGTATTCCATCACAGCCACTTTATAACCCCATGAATTGCGCTGCAGCATCAGCAAAATTATTAGGACTTGTTTCACCTGCAAAGGCAGACGAAATGACTAGGCTTGTAGAGGGTGTATACACGAGAAGTTGGGAAAACTATCTTAATGCGAATGCACCGCGTGGAATCGTATATACGTTTCAACGACTAGAGCTTACGGAAGAGATATTGCTGAACGTTGGACTAGGTATCTTTCCAGAGTTTGGCACAATTATCTTAACAGCACCAGTTGACGGATCGATTGGTCATTACTATGTGCTGGCGAGAGATAAGTACCTAAAGGTTGGTGTGCTAGATCCACAGAATGAGATATGCGCAATGGGTCTCGAGAGTATCAAGAACTTTATTAAACGCATACATCCAGGATCAAGTAGACTCTACTTATTTGTTATCACCGTAAACAAGCCGAGAACGGTCTCGCAAATGACAGATGATTTTACCGAGGGAATATTATCCAGACAGGTTGCTTCTATGAAGATCGGCAGTGGAGGAAAGTCTACTCGCCACCGGACTTCTTTACCCACACGGAAGGTGGGGCGTTCTTCTTCCTCATCGAAGAGGAGTTATACTCGTCGGCGGCGAGCATTGCAGACTGGAAAGGTCGGTTATCAGCCCACAAAGACTGGTCGCAAAGTCTGAACGGCGGGTGCTCTGAAGCCTTGTACCAAAAGACCTGGTCATCAAGTTTATTAGAGGACACGTTGTTGCAAATCACCAAACCCTCATAGTTTTCTGTACACTGATCCATGAAATCACAAAACATCTCAAAGGTAGGAAACATACCTGCGTAGTTCTCGTAAATCCTACGACGATTACCTAGGATATTCTCACGGAGAATGAAGACAAAATCCACATTGGTACGGAGGTTGGGCGTGATACCAAGTGGGTACTGCATGGTGATAATCGTCATCATGTCCAAATGGCGACCGTTCATAAACACGAATCGCGTAGACTCCTCGTTGATCCACTCCTTGGCTGCATACAGACAGTCATCCAGAATCAGAAACGCACGCGGATCAAAGGGTTGTCCTGTAGCCTTTGACTTGAGAAACCGCTGTTTTGCACCGAACTGGCGCTTGATAAACGCCTGCACCTTCGTAGGTTCATATTTATCGTGGATGAGCTTGGATGGAACAAACGCCTGAAAATACTCGTTAACAGCCTCTGTAGGAGAGATCACCATGCCTGCGGGAAACGAGTCTTGAACGTGAAACAGAAGATCACGAGCTAAGAAAGATTTACCTGTATCCTTCTTTCCAATGATCACGATCATGGGACTTTTACGAGAGTCCATTCCACATCGTTCTTTGATCATCTCCATGTTGAACTTTTTAAGATTGAAGTTCTGCGTCATCTTGTTCTCCTCGTCGTTTATTTTTTAACTTTCCCCGCCGAGACATCTCACAATGGGAAAGGATCTGCGAACAACACCCGTATCTTTGAAGATCCATCGTATACCGAAGTTGGATGGAACGCTTTGGTCAATGAAGACGATGCAACCGTTCTTTCCTTGCCTTGAAAAGCTCTTTAAGACGGAGAACCTCGCCGGACTCCATGACTATGGACTGAAGCTTGAATTTCCGATTGAGTCCATTGTGGACGAAACGCATGTCAAGGTTCGTGGACAGACTATTCCGGTGCATCGCAAGACCACTATGATTCTGTCTCCCTTTAAGACGATGCGAGGTGATTATGGTGCCTTTGGAGTACCAAAGCGCACCGATGTCGCCGATGATCTACAGGATCGTATGCAGAGCCCCCATACAGCTGCATATGTTGGAGCGATGACATCGATTGCCCTGTCTGAATCTGGATGTGAACACTTTCCTAAGGTGTACGGTGTATACGCCGGTCTTGCAGGAACACATACGATTGACATCTCGGATGATTATGAAGACCTTACCGAGAAGGGATGGTTTGCAGATAAGATTGGAAAGACGTTTGAACTTAAGCTTCGCACGGCGGGACACGATGCAGAGTTTAGCCATACACGTCGGGCCCGCATTGCGATCGAAACTGCCGAGGATCTCGCATTAGATGGAATTGAGGATGTGGATGCAGATCACGTCAGTGCTCCAGACACCGAGAGGTCGGCAGAGGCGTATGATGTTGCATCATCTGGGTCCCCTGAGATGGAGGAAGAGGACTCGACGGAAGACGACGTATACGACATTGAATCCTGTGCATGCTCGGATGAAACGAATGAAGGAGATGGTCCTGAAGATGATGCCGAGCCATTTGCATGGGCTACATTTACAGACGTGCCTGTAATGACGACCGTGATGGAAGTTTGCGATGGAACCTTTTATGATTTGATCAAGCTCCACCCCGAGCCCGAGAAGCACGTTGCATGGGTTTCACAAGTTGTATTTGCACTTGCATATGCTCAGCGTAACTTTGGATTCACTCACAATGATCTACATGGCAACAATGTTATGTATGTCAAGACCGACCAAACTCACTGTATCTATAGCCACGGTGGAGCGATGTACAAGGTCCCGACATTTGGATTCCTGATGAAGATTATCGACTTTGATCGATCAATCCTCAGCATGCGCTTAACTGGACTTAGGGAGCCCAAACTGTTCATGAGTAGTCAGTTTCAGGAAGATGAAGAGGCAGGTGGCCAGTACAATATGGAGCCATTTTATGACAACAAGCACCCCCATATTGGCGCTTCGTCATCGTTTGATTTGGTTCGGTTTGCTACATCGATCTTCTGGGATATGTTTCCCAAAGGACCGAAGCATGAGTACACACATCCGTTGTTTCCAGTGTTTCTACAGTGGATGAAGCAGACTGATGGAACTTCAGTGATGTTCCGTGCAAAGATGGATAACCATGATCGCTATCATGGATTTGATTTGTATAAGGCGATTGTGAGATATTGTGGGGATTCAG